CCAGGCTTTGGTGCTACTAAAAAAGATACTTGCGAAGACTTAGCCGTACTCACTGGAGCTACAGTTATGAATGAAGAGTTAGGAGACGATTTAGACGCTATAACAGTAGAAATGCTTGGTGAAGCTGAATATGCTATTACAGATGATAGAAACACTGTTATAACTACTATAGAAGATTTAAGCGAAGATGTAGCAGAAAGAATAGATCAAGTATCAAAATTAGTTGCAGATGAAAAAAATGGTTTCTTTAAGAAAAAGCTGGAGCAAAGACTGTCTATGTTATCGGGTTCAGTTGGTATCATCAAAGTGGGTGCTAACTCTAAAGTCGAGCTCAAAGAAAAGAAGGATAGGGTTGAAGACGCAATATACGCGACTAAAGCAGCGTTAAAAGAAGGTATAGTTCCAGGGGGCGGAGTTGCACTCCTTAACGCTTCTAAAAAAATCGAACCCGACAATGCGGGTGAAAGAATACTACTAGAATCTATTAAGTCTCCTTTTATAACTATATTAGCAAACGCAGGCTTTGAGACTATAGGTTATCCAGAAGGCGATGGCATTGGCGTGAACGTAGTAACTGGTGAAGAAGCTGATATGATTAAAGAAGGCGTTATTGACCCTGTACTTGTAACTAAGTCTGCGCTTAAAAACGCGGTATCTGTTGTAACTACTATTATATCTGCCGATTGTGTAATTTCAAATATTAGAGTTGATGAAAGCAGTAAATAATTACATAATAGTAGAAAACATAAAAGCTGAACCTAAGAAAGTCGCTGGCTTAATATTAACAGAGGACATCGACGAAGATAACAGGTATATAAAAGCTAATGTTATTTCAACTGGCAACTTAGTTGAAGGAATAGAAGACAAAGACGTAGTTTACTACGATAAACACGCTGGACACGGAGTTCAGTATAACGATAAATTATACCAAGTCATACAATCACGTGACGTGGTATTAATTGATTAAACCTAAACCATAATCCATAATCCACAAAACACAAACAACAAGCAAATTATTTATTAATCATTAAAAATTTTAAAAATGTCAATGAACAAAGTTCTTAAATTTAGAAAAGCTGCTGGAAGTGCAAATGATGCTGATGAAGCTTACTACGTTCCAAGTGGAAGAGTTAAATTCGTAGAAACTTCTGCGGCTTCAGTAATTGTTTACGTACTTGGTAGAGGTGCTGATGAGGTTGAAGATGACACTATTACAATCACGTGCGGCGCTGGAGACGAGTTAGCAATAGCTGACAAATTGTTAGGTATTATGCAAAACCCAGTACAGCCAGGCGTTATTGAAGTAGGTGTTGATTTTTACGCTGGAATCACAACTATTGCATACGCTGTAGCTTAATCTTGAATGAGATTAACTAGTCACGATTTACGTGAATTACAAATCCTAAAGTATTACAGGCTCACTAGAAAGTGGGCTTGTAAGACTTACGGGTTAACAGATGCCGATCTTGAACTTCTAATATTTTTAGATTGTCAAAAACGGTTTACAAGACAAGAATTTATTGATGGTACTTATACCATGAGCTGGGATAAAACCCGGTGGGACAAACTAAGAAAGTTAGGCTGGATTGAAGTGTGGAGACACAGGAATAGAACAACGATAAAATATTCAGTATTTAAAACGTCGTTCAAATGCAGTCAGTTAATAAGTAGAATATACAGGATATTACTTGGCGAAGAAGATATGCCAACATCTGAAAGAAGTGTATTCTACAACAACAAGTCATATACTGATAAGGTTTATAACAAAGCTATTGACGATATGATTAAAGATAAAGACAGATAATGGGATTTAAACTAGGTAAAGGTACAACACCAATAGCGTCAGGCGGCAAACTTTCAAAAAAAATGAGGTTTGGTAAGGAATCCGGCGATGCGGATGTATCAGTACCTGGAACACCTGTTATTAGAAAGCCACTAGAGCCTGGTGTTTTAGGCGAGGCAAATATGGACGGCTCAATATATATAAGTGATCAAATACAACCAGGTAGCCTTATAGAAAGAGAAGTTATTAATCACGAAATGAGACACGCTACAGATATGCGTACAGGTAAATTAGCGTATGGAGACGACTACGTTAAGTACGGTGGAATTACTTATGCACGTAAAACTATTAACGGTAAAGATATGTTACACGTAGACGGTGTTTGGAAAGAAGCTGGTCACAATGGTTTTCCATGGGAAGTAGACGCTAATAATGGAGAAGAATAATATGATACAGAATATAATGGGTGGACTTTTAGGTAAAGTCTTAGATAACGCTGAAGGAATACTTGACAAAGTAATTACTACAGATAAAGAAAGAGAAGAAGCTAAAGCTAAAATAAAGCAGATGCTCTTAGATAGTGAAGCTAAAATGCAAGAAGAAGTTACAGCTAGGTGGAAGTCAGATATGCAATCAGATTCATGGCTTAGCAAGTCTATACGCCCGTTAGTTTTAGCTTGGTTAGTAATATGTACAACACTGCTAATTTTTATTGACGCAGGTGTGATTATGTTTAATGTAGAAGACAAATGGGTTGATCTTTTGCAATTAGTATTAATAACAGTAATTGGCGCCTATTTTGGTGGACGCTCTTACGAAAAAATAAAAAAATAAATAAAATGGGAATAAATTCAACAGAAGTAGCGTATGGCTTTGGTCAGTTAGGCTCTGCTTTCAACGACGGCACTTCCGCTATGACGCCTCCTACTGGAAAAGTGTTTGTAGCTATAACAATGTTAACAGATGTAACTTTTGATTCATCTGGAGGTCTAAAAGCTGATAATGACGTTGCTAACGGCTTAGAGTTTATCAACACTGAAGGCGCTGCTCACGACGCTGCGTTATCTCCTGATCTTGGAGAGTCTGGAACTGGTGGTATAGAAATAGACGTGAATAATATCTTTCCAAAAGGTGTTACTATATACGGTAGATTCACAGAGATCGATCCTGCGTCTGGCACGTTGATCGCTTACATAGGAGCATAATGCTTGGATTAGGTAATAGCATAACAAGTGGCGCTAGCGCAGAATCAGTTTCAGTTCTTGATTTAGCTTCTAAAGTTCTTCATGTCTCTGGGTTTAACGTAACGTCTTCTACTATAGGTGGCGAAAAACTAGTTAGCGCTATGGAGAACTTAGCTGACGGTAGTAGTATAACTGTAGGGCAATCTGTAGACGATAAAAAACCTATTCACGATGTAGCTGGTAAAGGAGTTCATTTCCCTTTTACTTCTGCTTCTGGTGAAGTAGATCAACTAGATCTTAGTAGTGCTATTACACTAACTGATGCTTTTACAGTATTTTTTGTGTCAAAACACTCTTCGCCTGACCAACAGAGTAAAGCTTATCAGTTTGTAACTGGAAGTTATACTGATACCAACAATAAATCTTCTATATATTTATTTACTCATGAAGATGATGGCTCAGATCCTTATTTTAATATAAGAGCAGCCCAAGGCGGAGTCACTGATGAAATAGGTATAGAGCAATTTGAGAACGGCACGCCTTCAAATGTAAAAAGTTTTATCTGTATAACTAAAGACGCTGGAGTGAACGCTACTGTTAAAGTATATCAATCAAATTGGTATGACTTTTACACAGAAATCTCAGACACTGACTTTGACGCTAATGTAGATTTTGTAATAGATCAAATAGGTGGTTTTGAGCCTTTTCAAAATCCAAGTGGTGGTACTGCTGTGCCACAAGGTAATATGCACCTTTACGAATTAGGAGTGTACAACGTAGCTTTAACAGAAGCGCAAGTTGAAGAAATATCTAGCATTATGATCTCTAAGCATAACATAGATTAACAATTAACAATTAACAATTAACAATTAAATTAAATTAAATTATGGCAAAACGAAAAACACCAAAATTAAAAGAAGTAGTAGACTTAAAGCCTAAGGCTGAAAAAGTCACTGAAGAGCAATTGACAAAGATGCAGAACATAGTAAACGCTATAAACTCTGGTCAACAAGAGCTTGGAAGATTAGAGCTACAAAAAAGTCAAATGGTAACAAGAGTAATGTCTTTTCAAGAGGCTATTGGTCACTTGCAGAAAGAACTTGAAGAGGAGTATGGTAAAGCTGACATAAACATTCAAGACGGAACTATAAAATATCAAGAAGATGTCGAAACTGATACGAAAGATTAGTATCGGCAAAGATTATAAGAATGACGCCATGCACTATGCCGTTGGGCAGGAAGTGTATGGTGGTCATACTATTTGCGATATTATAGAAGAAAAAGACAAGTTTTCTGTTTATATAAGAAAAGGTAAAGATGTTTTACCTTGGAAAGACTTTAACAAGAACATGGCTGTTTCTGTTGAATATAATCTACAGTACTAATGAAAAGCGTTTATAACTTTGTTGTAGAGCCGATTGGTGAAAGATATAACAACGTTAAAAAAATTGGTGACTCTGAGTTAATAACAAACACTGAGGTTTTTAACCACCAACACGTTAACAGATTAGCTAAAGTAATATCTACGCCAGCTAATTTCAAAACAAACATAAAGCAGGGCGATACAGTTCTAGTGCACCATAATGTTTTTAGACGCTGGCACGACGTTAAAGGTAGAGAAAAAAATAGTAAATCTTTTTTTAACGAAAACACGTATATAATTTCAATAGATCAAATATTTTTATTTAAGTCAAAAGACAAGTGGCAAGCGCCTGACGGTTATTGCTTTGTTAAGCCTATAAAAGCTGTAGATCAATTTAATGTTGAGCAAGAAAGACCTTTAATAGGTATCGTTAAGTATTCTGACAGCGTGGTAGACGTAGGTGATCTAGTAGGTTTTAGACCTAATAGTGAGTATGAGTTTATTATAGATAGTGAAAGACTGTATAGAGTTTTATCAAGTTTTATTACAATTAAATATGAATATCAAGGAGACGAAGAAGAGTATAATCCAAGCTGGGCATAAAGCCGTTGAAGAGCTCATCAAAGTGGCTAAAGAGGCTATAGTTGATAGTGGTGATGATATTACTGCTGACAGACTTAAAAACGCCGCCGCAACGAAGAAGCTCGCTATATTTGATGCGTTTGAAATACTTAACAGAATACAAGAGGAAGAAGCGTTACTTGATGGAAAAGAACCTGAGGAGAAAAAAGAACGTGTATTTAAAGGATTTGCTGAAGGAAGATCTAAATGAGTTACGAGCAAACGTTATACAAAGTAATTGAACCTGTTAAGAAGACTACTATAAGTAGACTTAACAAAGGTAATAAATGGCAGTACGGCTATAACAAAGAGCACGACTTAATAGTTATATCTAAGACTGGTAAAATTGGAGATATAATAGAAATACAGAATTTAAAGATAGCTTTGCCAAAAACGCCTAGCAGTGTGTATAGCAACAGTAAGAATAAATGGCGCCGTATTGATACTCCAAGTCAGCTAGATAAAATAAAAAATATATTTGACTGGAGAGCATATCCTGACGAGCAAAAAGAACAATGGTACGACTATATAGATGAAGAGTTCAAGAGAAGAGATCAGGGCTTATGGTTTCAAAATAATGGTGTTCCAACTTATATTACAGGAACTCACTACATGTACTTACAATGGTCAAAAATAGACGTAGGAGCTCCAGACTTTAGAGAGGCCAACAGGCTTTTTTATATATTTTGGGAAGCTTGTAAAGCAGATAAGCGCTGCTACGGCATGTGTTACCTTAAGAATAGACGTTCAGGCTTTTCTTTTATGAGCTCTGCTGAAACCGTTAACTTAGCTACAATATCGAGTGATAGTAGATATGGGATACTATCTAAAAGTGGTGCCGATGCAAAAAAGATGTTTACTGACAAGGTTGTGCCTATATCTATAAACTACCCTTTTTTCTTCAAGCCTATCCAAGATGGTATGGACAGACCTAAATCTGAACTAGCGTATCGTGTGCCTGCGAGTAAGTTCACTCGTAAGAAAATAGAGGTAAACGAAAAGCTAGAAGAAATAAAAGGTCTTGACACAACGATTGATTGGAAAAACACTGGTGACAACAGTTATGATGGTGAAAAACTATCACTACTAGTTCACGATGAAAGTGGCAAGTGGGAGAGGCCCGACAATATACTTAACAACTGGCGGGTTACAAAAACTTGCCTTAGATTAGGTGCTAGAGTAGTAGGTAAGTGCATGATGGGTTCAACTTCAAATGCGCTAGACAAAGGTGGAGATAATTTTAAAAAATTGTACAATGATTCAGATGTCACTTCTAGAAACCGCAATGGACAAACAAAGTCTGGTTTATATTCTTTGTTTATCCCAATGGAGTGGAACTATGAAGGATTTATTGACGAATTTGGACAACCAGTATTTAATAACCCAGATCATGATGTACACGGACCAGACGGTGAATTAATTGAATACGGTATAATTGATCACTGGAACAACGAAGCTGACGGATTAAAATCAGACCAAGATGGTTTGAATGAATTTTACAGACAGTTTCCAAGAACAGAAGAACACGCTTTCAGAGATGAAGCGAAAAACAGTATATTTAATTTAGTTAAGATATACGAACAAATAGATTATAACGAAGGCATTAGAAATAGCTCTGCAGTTAATACGGGTAATTTTCAATGGGAGAATGGTATAAAAGACTCTAAAGTAGTTTTTTATCCTGATCCAAAAGGTAGGTTTAATATTAGTTGGACGCCACCACATAACCTTCAGAACAGAATAATAACTAAGAACGGAGTTAAATATCCTGGCAACGAGCACATGGGTGCTTTTGGGTGTGACAGCTACGATATTAGTGGAACAGTAGACGGTAAAGGATCTAAAGGTGCTTTGCATGGTTTAACAAAGTTTTCAATGGAAGACGCTCCACCAAATCACATGTTCTTAGAATACATTGCAAGACCACAGACCGCTGAGATATTCTTTGAAGACGTATTAATGGCATTAGTATTTTACGGTATGCCAATACTAGCGGAGAACAACAAACCAAGGCTACTTTATTATCTGAAGCGAAGAGGCTACAGAGGTTTTAGCATGAATAGACCTGATAAAGTTTGGAACAAGCTTTCTGTAGCGGAAAAAGAAGTAGGTGGAATACCTAACTCAAGTGAAGATATAAAACAAGCTCACGCTGCCGCGATAGAAATGTACATTCAAAACCACGTTGGTCACTTAGGTGATGGTAGCTATGGTAACGTATATTTCAACCAAACGCTAAACGAATGGAGTAGGTTTGACATAAATAAACGTACAAAGTTTGATGCCGCTATAAGTTCCGGTTTAGCTATAATGGCTTGTAACAGACACTTGTATAGACCACACGCTGATATAAAAAAACCAGCATTAAACCTAAACATTGCAAAGTATACTAACAATGGTAATACATCTAAATTAATAAAATAAGTATGGCAGAGTCTGTTATAAAGAATTATTTTCCAAGTCAAACTGTAAGTGATGCTGAAAAGCTAAGCTATGATTACGGTTTA